TGCACATTGAGCCTGCAAGGCGAGAGGGGGCAGTACCGACCAGACACGTCGTCAATCACCAGTGGCAGAGCGGATGCGATGTCGTGAGGTAACGAACGAGGGTCAACCCAACAGCGATTTCAACAGGAGTTGACCCCCACGCCCGTGATTTTCGACGGGTGGGGAGGTAGGTATATCACGTGCACCCATTCTACGTCTAATTTTTGAGATTTTGTTCTACCTCACGTCAAGATATGTCAAGCTTGCTTAAATTACACTATGAGAGGCTTAATAAATAAAGGCGAATTGTTTCAGTTTGCTAGATGGACTAACTTAGTCGTAGGCTTTATGAACTTATATTTGTATTCAGCAGGGGGAGGTTATCATCTCTTCGGCATTGGCGCCATAAACATAGGTGTTTGGGTATTTTCTCGTTATAAAGAGGTAAAAGAATAAATTTTTTTTAAAATTTTTCTTGACTTATATAGGTAAATGGGTTATTTTACTACGTAGTATATACTAATAAGTAGCTAAGTAAGGTTTACTACGTAGAAGGACTACGTAGTTATTGCTACGTATACTGCGTAGCCACTTATATTTAACTAGCAGTGTATACTAAGCATAACTAAGCTACGTAGTAGTGACTAATTTTCTAAAGTTATTGCTTTATATAGCTAATTAGCCTTACATTCTGTGGTGTTATTACGTTCAAATGAGAGGCTTTATGGATGAATTAGAACAAATGTATACCCAAATGCTGGTTAACATAAGTGAACGCTATAAGCAGACCGCTGAGTTCATAGAACAAATAATGGACCGCATATCTTACCATGAATCTAGAAGGGACCCACAGTGTAAGCAACTAGGAGGTGGCCCTGGCAGAGGATTATTCCAATTCGAACTAGGACCCAGTGAGGGTGGAGAAACTGGCATGAACAGGCTATTACGCTGGTTTAAGGCTAATCAGATAGATGCACCTGATTGGACTAGTATATCTACCAAGTTTGGGGTAGATGCTAGTGAAATACCTAGTTTAGGGCAGAATATGCTCTTTATGGGCAATGTAAGATACCATCCGAAGGCTTCATTCAAGAACTTGACATACCCTGACTTACCCCTTTGGTGGGCTAAATACCACTGGGCAGGTCCTGAATCCCAAGCTGAAGAGAGGATTAAGTCTTTTCAGCAATCTATGAACTATTATCCAGGAGCAGTGCTATAATGGAAGGTTTATTAAAATATAATTACGCAGAAGCTGACGCTACAGGAGTAGCTCATGATAATATAGATGCAGAACTTGCTCAGAATAGGCAGGATAAGCTAGAAAAGATAATCCACCAGTCTAAAGAGGAAGGTTCTATACGCGCATTGCCCTATTTAGAGACTGCAGAGGGTAAACAGACTATATTGGACTTGGTTACTGGTAGTCCTGGTGCTGCTATAGGTAGAGTATCTAAGGCTGCCATTACTGGAGGGCAGGTTCAAAATTGGTTAGGGAAACAGGTCTCCAGCTATTTAAAGGGTAAATCTATCCCTAAAGAATTTAAGAATATGATGTTCGACCCTAAATCTCTTCCTAGAAACCCTGGGCAAATCAAATGGGACAATAAGACTAATGCTGCTCGTTTAGCCAGGGAAAAGGCTTTTGATAAGTTTGGACTACCTCATCAAAGGGGCAACCCTGCTCAGCCTGAAGAACCCTTACCTTTAATGGATTCTGTATCTGAATTGTTGCATGCACTTAGGTTCCGGAAGAATTAATGGCAAGTATTCATAAGAACAATGGTGGTATTAACTTAGAGGGTGTGATGAAATATGCCAATCCTCTCTCTACCGGTTCATATGGAGACTTACAGGCAAGTAATATATCTGAGAACCCTACAGAACTTACTGAACAATCGGTAGGGCAGCTAAATAGGGAATATCAGGACCAATGGATGGAAGAAAATGTGGACGAAGGTATGGCTCCTGATTTAGCTCTTAGCCCTTTAATGAGTGGTAAAAGTTTGCTTGGGTTATTTAGAAAAGGTCCTGGTAAGTTAGTGAACTTTTTAACAGGGGGGTCTCAAGGGCTCAATGAACTTCGCTATCCGGGTGCAGCTTTAAGAGGAATGAAAATGCAGATTCAACGTCGATATCCAAACTTGAAGCCTATAGAGGCAACGAAAAAGTATCTACAAACCATGCCAACTCCGTTTATATTGGGAAAAGGAAGGGAAGCAAGAAGATTGGCTGGAAAAGATATAGGCGGTAAAGAGGGTTTTAAAAGATTTTTACATACTATGGATGCCCCCAAGGAAATGGATAATCCTAAAGTTTATAAAGCTTTTCAAGATATAGTTAAAAGAAGGATGAAGGAAACTAGTATAGGTAGGATTCCTGAAAGTTATGCAAAAAAACATCCAGGAACTGTAGGATATGCGGGTACTCAACGTACTAATCCCTATGTTCATTTAAAAATGGGTAGACCTGATTTGTCTCGAAGAGGTGATGCTGTTCATGAATTTACACATATTGGACAAATGCCTAAGTGGAATCCAGAAAAATTTGCTAAATCAACCTCTAAACTGTCTAAAAAAGAGACTTCATTTTTAGAAGATGCAATATTTGGACATTATAACCCTAAAGGTGCTCTTACTAGGGGCGACCCTGGATGGATGACAAAGTATGCTGAAAAAATGAATCCTCTTCTTAAAAAAGGGCACAAGATACCTTTAGATGATTTTCCCAGGGGTGGTTATAGGCCTACGAGACAGGATTTTGATAAATATATGATAAGACCTCATGAAATATCAGCTAACATGGCTTCAATTAGAGATTTAGATAAAATGATGAGTGCGCCTATTAATTTAAGCGGATATTTAAAGAGAGGTTTGAAAAGTGCTTTGGAAAAGGATTTAAAAGCACAAGCTCCTTATATAACTAAAAAAGGTCTTAAATATGCAAAGGATAGACTTTGGGGTGCTAGTGGCGGAGGATTATTAGGATATACCTCTAGTAAGAATGAAAAATAATGTATACAATCAATATCAAGCATAAAGGTGATACAGACCATACTACTTATACCATATACCGTGCTGATGAAGCTAAAAAGCATGGTATTGAGTATAAATACTGGAAAGATGCTGAAAAGGGTGATTATGCCCTTTCAGATGATGATTTCGTGGCTAAAGTTATTAATCGCCGTGAGTATGCAGATAATGGTACTGGTACTAACATCTATCTTCGCTTTCCTTGGGGCTATACGTTTTTTAGTCCGAAGTATCCGTCAAAACGGCTTAAAGTCCGGGGTAGAAAAACTAATACAACTTTTACAGGGAAAAGCTACATAGAAGTACAGGCTGGGCAAGACAAGATGAAGAACTTGTCTGCTATGTTCGCGATTAAACCAGACTATGACCTTGCCATTGAATGGGCATTAGGGGCAGTAACAGACAGTGAGAGGCGTAAATGGAAACGCACAATGAAATCGGAGGTTTTTAAAAGTATGGTAAGAGAGGAAAGGCAAAAACTATTGCAAGACCACGAGCTTACAGAGGATTATACCTTTGAGCTTATGAAAGAAACTATTGAACTTGCCAAAACAAAGAAAGATGTTTCTAACCTTTTACGAGTTGTAGAGAATCTACAGGAACTACATGGCATGAAAGACAAGGATATGGTTAAAACTGTAGATAAACTAGAGGTTGGTAGTGCATCTAGGCTTATTGATGAGCTTAGAGAAGAAGAACAGCATCTTATTGCTACTAGAACTACTACGGAGCCTAAAGAAGATGATTAAAGCTTTATTATTCTCAACATTACTAAATCCCGAATTTTCGGAATTACAATTTCAAAATCCCGAATTTTCGGAATTACGGATAGAGGCTCGTAGGCGTAGTAAGGGTAATAAAAAACGTAGACGTGGAGGAAATGGCCTTAGATAATGGATTATGAAGAACAATATGAAAGAAAGAAGATATATGAGAAATTATATAAGAATATGGCTCTTTTTGGGCGTATCTGCTTTCCTACTGCTCTTCGTAAAGAAATACCGCCATTCCATCACGACATATATAGAAACTTGGCTGACCCATCTGTTACCAGGGCCGCCATTGCTGCTCCCCGAGGTACTGCCAAGTCCACAACTACAAGTTTAATATATCCGCTCTGGAAGGCTGCATTCAAGCGGAGTGACGAAGACTTATTTATAGTCATCATCTCTGAATCCCAAGCGCAATCAATCAACTTCTTATCAAGAATCAAGTTTCACTTAAATCATTCCGAGAAATTCCGAGAACTCTTTGGAGAGCTTGGAGCAAATACCGCAAAGCGTTGGACCAACACTGACATAGTGCTGGGCAACGGCACGAGAATTGTCGCAGTTGGTACTGGACAACGTGTTCGTGGTTTCATCGAGGGCGATACTAGGCCTAATTTGATTATAGTTGATGATTTTGAATCCGAACTTAATGCATTTACTATAGAAGCTAGGGTTAAGAATCGTCGATGGATGACAGAAGCTGTTATACCATCACTATCAGATGAGGGGAAAATCGTAATGATAGGTACGGTTATTTCCGAGGATTGCTTTTTATACTGGGTGAAGGATAGCTCCGTTTGGAATGTACTCTGGTATGCTATCACTACAGAAGATGGCGAACCAATCTGGCCTGAAAGATTCCCACATGAACGTATTTCTCAGATTGAAGAGGAATATCGTTCTGTCGGGAACATTAATGGGTTCTATCAGGAATATATGAATATTGCTCAATCTCCTGA